TGCCAGATAGGGCTACGATTTACCGTTGGTTGATGAAAAATGAAGAGTTCTGCAACCAATACGCACGCGCTCGTGAGGAACAAGCCGATACTTTGGCTGATGAAATCCTAGCAATTGCTGACGAAACTCCCGAAATGAATCCAATCATTGACAAGCGGACGGGGGAGTTGATCGAGATGCAGATGCACAGCGCCTATGTCCAATGGCAGAAAAACCGCATAGATGCCCGTAAATGGACGGCCATGAAGCTCAGGCCTAAGAAGTATGGGGAAATGGTCAGGCAGAACATTGAAGACAAGCAGGGCGAAATTGTTGACGTCACAGCGCGTGAGGTGCTGACCAAGCTGATCCAGAATGTGGAAATGAAACGCCAGCTACAAAATGCAGGTTGATTTCCTTCAAGACATCAAAGTAACGCTCGAAGACCCAGAAATCCAAGGTCACTTGGACAAGCTTTCGCCTGTTGATCTGGCCGTGTTCAATTGGAGAATGAGTTGGCTGGCCACAGCTCATGACCATCAAATCATGCCGCCAGGTGATTGGTGGAGCATTTGGGCAGTGATTGCGGGTCGAGGTGCAGGCAAGACCAGATTGGCCGCAGAAACGATTGGCTGGCTCGCATGGAGTCAACCCAAGACTCGGTGGCTGGTGGCCGCTCCAACTAGCGCAGACGTCAGAGGCACTTGCTATGAAGGTGACTCAGGTTTGCTTTCTGTCATACCATCTGTACTAATAAAGGATTACAACAAATCCATCAGCCAGATTCAGTTGATCAATGAGTCGCTGATCATTGGCATCCCAGCGTCAGAGCCCTCACGTTTCAGGGGCCCGCAGTTCCACGGAGCCTGGACCGATGAGTTGGCCGCATGGGATTACATTACAGAGGCTTGGGACCAGATTCAGTTCGGTGTGCGCTTGGGCAAGCGGACCATGATCATTGCGACGACAACTCCCCAGCCAAAGGACTTGATCGTTGACTTGGTGGGCAGGGATGGAGACGACGTGGTGCTGACCACAGCCTCGACCTATGCCAATATCGACAACTTGGCCCCCAGCTTTAAGAAGCAGATTCTCAGTTATGAGGGCACCAAGCTTGGCCGTCAAGAGATTCATGCGGAGATTCTTGACCCTGAAGACACGGGTATCATCAAACGCAAGATGTTCAAGCTCTGGCCAAATGGACGGGAGTTCCCCAAGTTTGAGTACATCCTACAGTCTTATGATTGCGCCTTTACTGACAAGACTGTTAACGATGCCACGGCCTCGATTACCTTTGGAGTGTTCAAGCCCACAGATGGACCCATGAGTGTGATGGTGATCGACTGCTGGCAAGACCGCTTGCAATACCCTGACTTGCGCCCCAAAGTTAAAGAAGAGTTTGAGGTTGCCTTTGGTGAAGGGAAGAACAAAAAGCGGGTGGACTTGATCTTGGTGGAGGACAAAGCCGCAGGAATCAGTCTTATACAAGACTTGAGAAGGGCTCATTTGCCTGTGCATAGTTATAACCCTGGCCGAGCGGATAAGGTACAACGTCTGAGCATTGTCTCCAACATCATTGCCCATGGCCGCGTATGGATACCCGAGAGCGGCGTCAATAAGGGATATGTAAAGGACTGGGCCGAGGGAATGGTCAGCCAGATCTGTTCGTTCCCTGAGTCAGCCCATGACGATTACGTTGATGCCATGACGCAAGCATTGCGATATCTTCGTGATAGCGGATGGCTAGATATTGACGGACCAGCACCAGAGTTGTACGACGAAGAGGACTTTGTGGACAGCGGACGGTCCAGAAGGCGTGAGAACCCTTATGCCATGTAAGCTAGACCCAAGGGCAAAACCCAGTCATAATGTGGGCATTCCCACCCTACGAGGTCAGAATGGCTGATGCACTCCTGAGCGGTGTTTTACCCGCAATCTATTCTTTTGGTAACACGGCCAAGCGCCAGCTTAACGACCTGTTGTCTAATCCAATGGGCGTTGCTAGACAAACTGCTGGCCAATTGATTGACACCCAAAGGGAATTGGCCGACCTGCACAGCCAAGCTTTTGGTGATCCACGCAATCCTCTAAAAGTAACCAATACCCAAGCTTTCAACCAGTTGGCCGATAGATACACCAACTCCATGATGGATACGAATGCTGGAGTGGTCAAGCCTGTGAAGGGGGGCGCCTGGTTAGATGCTTCGGTTAACAAATACATTGATCATTTAAGACCAGAATATTCATTGGATGATATGCCAGCGTTTTTGCAAAGAATTGCAAAATGGAAAGATGAAATAAGCAAGGGCAACGATTCAGAACATTTGGTTCAGCCATTGCGTGAGTATGAGGACTTGGTTAAACGATTGCCTGCATATGATGCAATGCATTCATGGTTAGATAAAAATCTACGCAATTACATCAAGAATGAAATGGGTACGCCATTCGATTCTGTGCGTAAACTGGCTGATGAAAAAGGCAAGACGCATTTAAATCAACAAACGTTGGAAAATACCGACCGTTACTTGGATAGAGTCAAAAGATTCAGAGCACAAGCTGGTATGCCTGCTGAAGGTATGGGTACGACGCCTATGGGTAAAACTTGGGAAGACATTGCTGACCAGCAAATTGAATTCAAACCCGCATCAGAATATCAAAACAAAAAGTCTTGGGTATCAGAGTTTGGACCGTTTGCTGAGGGCACATATCATACGCAAGAAGAAGCCAATGCCGCAAATGAGGAAATTCGTAAACAATTTGAAGCATTAGCACAATCAAACCCTCGCGGATATGAAGTACTTCAAAAGCAGTTCAAATTAAACCCTCCTCAGGTTTATCAAACAGGTCCATTGGCAGAACACCCATGGCTTGCCAACAAAGATCCTAACGAAAAGATTTATAACTTAGAAAACGGTTCTGTACTTGACTTCGATGGTGTAAGAGACACTTTACTAAATGATTTGTTTGAAGGTCGCTTGCAACCAAATAGTTTAAAGAATGTTTCTGTTGCCCAAGCTGTGGCCAGACATTCTGATGCCCAAGCAGAAGCCGCGGCTAAAGCCGAAAAGATGGCCGCAGAGCAGGCTAAGAAAAATCTCAGTGCTGACGTCTACAAGGAATATCCAACTGGCCACAAGTGGATTAAGTTGCCTGACCCTACGGCATCTAAAGAAAACATGGATTTTGTTAATAATATTGGTTGCGACCTTGGATTATGTACACAGCATGATTGGGGGGCTAGAGATTATGGTAATGCTCAAGAAGGTAAACAACTTTATGCATTGATTGATCCAAAAGGCAGGCCACATCTACAGGTTCAAACACAAGCCGCGCCTTTTGAAAAACAACACTGGGACAAGATACCAAGAGAAGATCAGTTAAACATTAACAAAGATATCAATAAATGGGCTCAAAGTATAGATTACTACCCAACACCAATTGAGATGAGGGCTAAAACTGGACAAATTGCTAGAGAATACGGCCATGAGACTCCTGAAGATATCATGCAATTAAAACCACCAAGCAATGATTGGAATGGTCAATTCTCTTTAGATCGTGAAAATAAATATCCAGGATATGCTGAAACTTTCAAGCCATTTTTTGATGATTTTGTTAAATCAGCTAATTGGAACAAAGTTAATGATTTGCACAACACCAATCTTCTTGAAGTACAGCCTCACGAACAAGATGCCGCATCAAACATGGGCTTGAACTTACCAAGGTTTATACCCAAGCAACATATGGAAGCGCTGTACAACGCAACAAATTCCGATGTTAATTTATTTACTCCAACAGAATTAGAACAGTACAAAGCACAACCTAATCCAACGACAAATCCAACTGATACTCAGTCTTATAAGCGAGGGGGAGCTGTGCGTAAATATGCAAAGGGTGGTGAGGTGACCATCGATCCACCTCCAGCCAGCGATGTGAGCGACATTACTGAAGACTTGTCCAAACCTTACTTTGGCAACCCTCACCTTCAGGCACAAGGTCAAACAGCGCTTGCAAACGCGGAACAACGCTCTCCATTAACACTGGCTGACCCCAAGACATATGCGGCTGTACGCACTGCTCTTAGCGTTCCTGTGAACACTGCTAATCTATTGGCTGGTGGTGTTAAAGCAGTGGGGCAGAGCATTCCTGAAGCAATCAGAACTGGCCAAGCGCCTGCACCATTGGCTGAGGATATTGCGGCCAAGTACTTTAAAGAAAACCCTGGGATGCAACCCAACACGCCCATGTCCCAGGAGTATGCGGGCAAGATTGAAGACCTTATGGATAAGGCTCACTTGCCACCAGTCATTGGTGACTTGTTGTTTGCAGGTAAAGCAAACGAAGCTTTTGCTCCAGTTAAAACAATGGCCGCCGATTATCTTCGTGCGAATCCCCCATCAGTTGGCCTGGCCATGAAGGGCGTTGACAAGCTTGAGGACGTAATCAAACCTGAAGATAGGATTCAAGTTAAGCCAGCAGAAGAACCTGCCGCAAAGCCATCAAAAACGCTTTCTCAAGCCATTCAAGATAAAACCAATGGTATACACACGCCTTCAGATATTGATGAGCCTCCTGTTGGTTTAATCAAGTCAAGAGTTAATCACGAAGATGTTGGAGTCCAGCCAGAGGTTTTGGACCAGCCAGTGACCATTGATATGAAGAAGGGTGACTTGACCCAGCATAATCTTTTGACCACCAGGGAAGAGCGTGAGACTGCACAGCGCACAGTGTTAAGCCAAGAAGAAAAGGACATTATCAGAGACGGTGCCAAAGCTTCTGGCGTTCCAATGTCCGAGATTGAGGCTAAGGTTCGCAAGCATAAGTCAGACAACCCAACCGTTGGCGATGAGCCATGGGCACCGTTGCAAGTGAGCAGAATTGTTCCCAACCCTAAAAAGGCTGGAGACTATGACATTGAATACAAGACTGTTCCATACAGTTTTGAGCGTGATGCCAATGACAACTTGATCAAGCCCAACACGCCTGAATACGATACGCACACCCAAACTTTGGCTGAAAAGCTCAAGGATGAAGTCAGGCAAATCTATGACCGATTCAAAGGTGGAGATGAGGCCGCGGGTAGCATTATTCGCCAGGCTGGTTGGTACAAAGAGATGAGGTCTCGCCTTCGCCAAGAATTTGGGGGGCTTGGAGATACGTTTGCTGACTTACTGGGTGCAACTTCTCCGAATACTCCCGTGCGCGAGAATTGGAAGAATGCTGTTGACTTACTTCGCAAAGCCAGTGCAGGCGAGTTTGATCACTTGGTCCCACAATGGGAAAACTGGTATGACAATGTCAACACGCTAGAAAAGAAGGCTCAAGACATATTTGATGCCAAGTATGCTGAAGGCAAAACCAAGAAGGCTATCAAAGAAGATCCAGAATTCATGGATGTCATGAAGCAACTCAAGGAGGCGAGAGAGTTTCCTGATGAACTGTTGCCGCTTAAAGACACTGGAGCCAAGTACGGATTTAATGGCCAAAACGCTGTTCGCGCATTGTTGGACCTATTCCGCGTAGTTAAAAATCCCAACGCTGACATTGGCATTGGAGCGACTGCCCCCAAAGCAATTACATTCTCTGGCAACCTGATTGGATTTAAAGATAGGGCTACGATTGACGTATGGGCCGCCCGCTTGCTCCAAAGGTTAGCAGGTAAGATC